TACGGAAACCTCCCGAGGGTGATTGCCAATCTGGTGTCCAAGAGGGTGGCAACACTCCACGAGCTTGAGACGGTTTATGGAATTCAGGACTGTTACGATTTACTGGAGGTGGTTATCGTTGACAGTTACAACGAATCGTTAATGAATCAGGATTAAAACATCATGGCCACAGTGATCGACAGCCTACTTGTTAAATTAGGTATTGACTCCTCCGAATTCAATGCGGGTAAGGGCAAAGTCGACGATTCCCTAAAAAAGACGGGAACGGAAGCCGACAAAACTGGGGCAAAACTCAAGAAATCCGGCAAGGACGGTGCTGACGGGTTTAAAGAGCTGTCCAAGGCCGCAACCCAATTTTTAGCTATCATCGGTGGAACGATGGCTATAAAATCATTCATTCAAGACCAGATAGAGGCTAATTCGGCACTGGACCGCTTTTCTAAAAATTTGGGCGTGGGCGTCCAGACTATTTCAGCATGGTCCCAGGCGGCTGAAATAGCCGGTGGGGCGGCTGGTGGTCTGCAGGGGACTATGGACATGTTGTCCAAGGCCCAAACCGATTTAATGTTGACCGGCGAATCCGCTCTACTGCCGTACTTTTCCGCCTTGGGTGTTTCACTGGCCGACGCTAATGGGAAGGCTAAACCGGTCAACGAGGTTCTATTAGAGCTGTCCTCAACATTCGAACGGATGGATAGGACGACGGCCAATAACATGGGTCGCATGATGGGGATCGATCAGGGGACCATGAATCTCCTCCTCAAAGGTCGTCAAGAGGTTGAGTTGATGATTAAGCGCCAAAAAGAGTATGGTGCGGTCACCAAGCAGCAAGCGGAGGAGGCCAGCAAACTCAAGCGCGCAATGGTTGAGGGCCGTCAGAGCTTTGAGGCGTTCGGGCGGGAGTTATTGTCACAGGCCACCCCGGCATTGGAGAAGTTGTTTTCTGTGTTCGCTGACATGGGTGCATGGATGCGTGAGAACAAAGAATTCGTCGAGATATTCCTGAAGATTATCGCTGTGGGCCTGACGGCGATCGCCCTCGCTGTCACCCCCATTAACCTGACCATCGTGGCAGTTGCTGCTCTGGCCGCCGGGATTGCCCTACTTTACCAAGACTACCAGACGTGGAAACGTGGTGGTGAGAGTTTTATAGATTGGGGTAAGTGGGAGCCCGGGTTTAAAGCCGCAGGGAATGGCATCCGGTGGCTTCGGGACCTTATTGGTGACCTGATCTATCGGGCCATAGCCGCAGCAGATGTCTTAGCAGCTGTGTTCGATCGGGATTGGGAACGCGCGAAATTCGCGGCTGGTGAGTTCATCAAAGGTAACGGGCAGGAATATGGTAAATCGAATATGTATGAAGGATTACCATCCCCGCCTACGACCGTGCCCCCAAGTGTGACCCCGGGAGCCGCCCCCAGTGGTGGTCCAGAACGTCAAAGGTTTGTGGCAGCAGCGGCGGCACAATTAGGTGTACCACCCGCCGTTGTGGACGCCCATTTGCGGTCCGAAACCGGCACATCTGGCCGTTCGACTATCGGTAATTATAATTACGGTAACATTAAGGCGGGCAAGTCATGGACCGGCGGCACATCGTCGCGCAACGTTTTGGAGTACAACGCTGACGGGTCGCCACGCATGGATAACGCAGCATTTCGGTCATACCAGACGCCAGAAGAGGCAGCAGCTGACTATGCGCGTTTAATTGGGAACCGCTACCCCGGGGCGAAGGGGGCGAAGGATGCCACCGAGTACGCCACCGCGCTTAAGAAGGGCGGGTATGCCACTGACCCCAATTATGTGACCAAGATCGCCGCTGTGGCCCGGGGTATACCCGGTGCCGCCAATCCGGCCCGAAATGCTGGTGCATCAGTTAGTTACGCCCCTAAGGTCACTCAACCGTCGTTCGCCCAAGGTGTTCAAGGTGGTGGATCTACCGTTTCGATAGGGGAGATCAAAGTGTACACTCAGGCCACCGACGCTGATGGCATGGCCCGGGACGTTGGGCGGTCGATGAATAATCTGTTCGTTGCACAATCTAACGCGGGGGTAATGTGATATGCCGTTAATAAAATTCCCTAAAATTCCCGACCTGCCCGGGGTGCCCGCACTGCCCCGGCTCGGGATTAAGCTGCCCGGCGTCCTCAAGATCGGATTGGGGCTGTTACAAAATAAACTGTTCGGAAGCCTGAAGACCGGCGGGGAGTGGGGTATATTCGATAAAAACGGTAAGCAGTTGGGTGTCCCTGATAACGGGTCTATCTTCAAATCCATCGCCAATTTTATCGGATTGGGTGGCCTGTTCCCTACTGGCGGGGTCTACTCCACCGGGGCCGTGGAATACGGCAAGGAAACCAAGATTAGTGATTTTCCGGTTGAGAAGGGGTCTTTTACCAGCTACAACAAGGTGGAACAGCCATCCAACCCAACCGTAACATACTTAATGACCGGCAGTGAAAGCGAGCGTAAAAAGTTCCTTGAGGCGGTGGATAAAGCATGTAAGTCCACCGACCTATATAGTGTGACCACCCCCGAGGCCACCTATATCAATCACAGCATTGAACACTATAACTACTCACGCACTAGCGTGCAGGGGGTAACCTTGCTCAAGATCGAGATCGGGTTGCGTGAGATCCGGCAGGTGTCCGCGTTGTATGTTAAAACAGAGAAACCACCAATAACTGCTCCGAAATTACCCAGTGCTAAATCACTACTCGACAGCGGGAAGTCCCAACTAAAAAACGCGGGGGCTTCGACCCTTAAAAAATTGGCATCTAAGCTACCCGGGTTGGCCAGCACGGCGCTTAATGCAGCTACCAAGTTGATACGATAATGCTTGAGATCCCTTTACAGCCAGAACCGTCGCAAATAACTAAGATAGTCTTGGGTGATCAGAATTGCCAGATCTTTTTATATCAAAAGGACCAAGGGCTGTTCGTCGACCTCAACTCGAACGGCGTTGATGTTGTCAATTGTGTGGTCGCCCGGAATGCCGTCCCGGTTGTGTGCCGCGATTATGCCGGGTTTGTGGGTAATATCCTGTTCATTGATAACCAAGGTGACGCCGACCCCGAGTACACTGGGTTGGGGTCACGATACTCTCTCATTTACCTGACGGCGGAAGAGTATGCTATCATTCGAGAATAAGAAACAGTTGAAGATAGTCGTCACGCTGGGCACCAAGAAATTCGGGTCTAGTGACCATGATCAGGTGATCTTACAGGGGTTTAGGGCCTCCGTGGTGATCGACAAGGCCGGTGGCGTCCAAATGGGAACGCTGAGGGCCAAAGTTCATGGTGTTAAACAGCAGGACATGAACAGTATTACCACCCTCCAGTGGAAACCCGGGACTCTAATCCCCAATACTGTCGAGGTGTTCGCAATTGATGGCACGGCCACCCCGACACGGGTGTTTGCCGGGAACATCGTCAACGCGTGGGCGGATTATCAGGGCATGCCGGACGTTTTCTTGCACATACAAGCCCAATCTGCTTATTTCGACCAACTCAAGTCAATTGAACCTAAAAGTTTCGGGGGCACGGTTGATGTGGCCACCGTGATGAAACAGATCGCGGACGGCATGGGTCTAAAATTCGAGTCGAACGGGGTTGATGTCAAGTTGACCGATGTTTACCTACCCAGTACCGCCACCGAGCAAATGAGGGAACTCGCCAAGGCGGCGGGGGTCGATGTCTATCTGGATGATGACATCTTGTCGATCACCAAGCGGTTCGCCCCGCGTACGGGCGACATGCCGTTAATTTCGGCGCAAACTGGATTAGTGGGGTATCCAACATTTGACGGGATCGGCGTCAGCTTCAAGTCACTTTTCAACCCGTCCGTGACGTTTGGTGGGCGGGTCAAGTTGGAAACGGATGTCGAGCAGGCTAAGGGTGAGTGGATTGTAACATCGGTCGCCCACCAGTTGGAGAGTGAGAAACCGGGCGGCGCTTGGTTCACAACAGTTAGAGGGAGCTTAAACGGATATGCCATTACCAAATGAACAAGAGATCCCATTAGGGGGACAAACCCCATCCGACACAGTGGGTGAGTTCAACTCCATGGTGTTCCTGATCAATCAACAGCTGTCTAAAATGCAGACAGCCACATTAGTACGTGTTGAGAAATGTACTAATTCGGGGGGCCTGTCCCCCGTTGGGCTGGTTGACGTGACGCCGTTAGTGAATCAGGTTGATGGTCAGGGGAAAGCGCAACCCCACGTTACCGTGTTCAACATCCCCTATCACAGGATTCAGGGGGGTTCGAATGCTATTATCATTGACCCGGAACCCGGTGATATCGGTATTTGTGTGTTTGCTAGCCGTGATATTTCCAAGGTTAAATCCACCAAGAAGCAAGCCAACCCCGGGAGTGGCAGGACTTACAGCTTTTCCGATGGCATATATCTCGGGGGCGTCCTCAACGGTGCCCCGGCCCAATATGTTCAATTCAGTTCGGCGGGCGTAGTGGTACACTCCCCGACCGCCATAACCCTTAATGCCCCCGATATACAGTTAGTGGCCCCCACGATTGAATTAAACGCCAGTTCGTCCGTGACCATAACAACTCCAACCTTCACCGTGACCGGGTCCACCGTCCTTGCAGGTGGGTTGTCGCAAACAGGCGGGGATGTTACAATGGGTGGATCATTAAGTGTCACCGGTGATGTGTCCGGCGCTGGTAAGAGTATCAGCACCCACATCCATGGCGGCGTTACCGTTGGCGGTGACAACACAGGGGTTCCAGTGTGACAATGTACGACACCTTACTACTTGATCAAGATGCATGGGATCTGGTTATCGATTCGGCCGGCAACATAGCCATGGGATCGCCACCCTATGCCCTTGCGCAGGATGTCGCCAGTGCCATTAAACTGTTTTTAGGTGAATTGTGGTATGACGTGGCAAAGGGTATACCGTATTTCGAGGACATACTTGGTCAACTGCCGCCCGCATCATTAATCACCGGGCACCTTGAAAATGCTGCAAAAACTGTGCCGGGGGTGGTGTCAGCCCAGTGTATAATCACATCATTCGATGCGCGTGAATTGTCCGGAGTAGTTATGTTTATTGATGAAACGGGGGCGGAAAATGGCGTATCTTTCTAGTGTGCCAAAACTGCAGTTCACGGCGGCTGGGCTGATCGTCCCGACCGAAACGGATATTTTGGCCGGTGTGCAGTCAGATATAGACGCCGCTTTTGGTGGCGGACTGAATCAATCATTGGAAACGCCGCAAGGGCAATTAGCGTCGAGCCAAAGTGCCGCCATAGCGGACAAGAACGCCGAAATAGCGTTAATTACCAACCAAATTGACCCCAAATATGCGGATGGCCGGTTTCAGGATGCCATCGCTCGTATTTATTTCCTGACACGCAAACCCGCCACATCCACGGCTGTTCAATGTACATTGGGTGGCTTGGCCGGGACCACCGTACCAGCGGGCACCCTAGCTAAGGACACTTCTGGCAACACCTATATTTTAGCTGGCACGGCCACGATCGGTGCCGCTAGCACGGTTGTCGCCGAATTCCAGAATATTTCAGCGGGCCCGACCCCCTGCCCCGCCGGGACCCTAACAGAGGTCTTTCAAGCTATCCCGGGTTGGGACACAATAACCAACCCGACCGATGGGGTTATTGGGCAGTATGTCGAGAGTCGGTTCGATTTTGAGTTCAGACGTAAAAATTCCGTGGCAGGCAACGCCGTTGGCACTCCCCCCGCCATATACGCTGAAGTGTTCGCCGTTGATAATGTCTTGGATGTGTACGTTAAGGATAATCCAGCGAACACTACCGTTAACACCGGTGTGACCAATTACCCATTGGCCCCCCACTCTATTTATGTCGCCGTCGTTGGTGGCGTGGATCAAGAAATCGCTAACGCGATCTGGCGTAAGAAAGATGTGGGGTGCGACTATAACGGCAACACCGCGGTCACTGTCATAGATGAAAGTGGGTACAGCTACCCCGACCCCAGTTACGAAGTTAAATTCGAACGCCCGGGCCCACTGCCGATCAAATTTTCAGTCGACTTGGTCGACGACCCATCTTTACCTTCGAATATCGTTAGTCTGGTTCAGGCAGCCATTATTGCTAAATTCAACGGCACAGATGGCACACCTCGTGAGCGGATTGGGTCCATCGTTCTGGCCAGTCGATATTACGTACCGGTCGCAGCGGTCGCGTCCAGTGTGGCGTTATTGGGGGTTCTGATTGGGACCTCAACACCAACGCTGACCCAAGTCCCAATCGGCATTGATCAGTACCCAACTGTGACCGCATCTGATATTATAGTGAATTTAATATGATCGACATTGAAAAGACTGTAATTAGCCAATACGGGAATAGCCCTACGATTGTTGGTCTGGTCCGGGGTATGAATGAGAACATAGACCCAAGGGCCGACATTGATGCGTTTTTTGATTTTATCTGGAACGTTGACACCGCACGGGGGTTCGGGCTTGACATTTGGGGTCGCATTGTTGGCGTCGAACGTAATATAAACGTGCCGGTCACTCTGAGAAATTTTGGGTTCAACGAGGCGGGGGTTAGTGGGCACCCATTTGAAACGTACCCATTTTATAGTGGTGACCCGGGCACACTCTCACAAGCGCTTTCAGATGATGCGTACAGGCAATTAATACTAGTTAAGGCGTTGGCCAACATATCCAGATCGAATGCTAGGTCGTTAAACCAGCTGTTGCAAAACATGTTCATTGGGCGTGGCAGGTGCTATGTTAATGATCTGGGTGGTATGAACATGCGGTTCGTGTTTGAGTTTGATTTGACCCCAGCCGAATTCGCCATGATGTCGCAATCAGGTGTTTTACCCCGCCCTGCAGGGGTGAGTGCTACTTTCATTGTAATGCCTAGATCAACGTTCGGATTTTCTGAGGCGGGCGGTGCCCCGTTTGGCTCAGGCCCATTTTTACCAGAGGGATCAACCTATGCAATCAGCTAATAAACCGGGTAAATTGGTTTTACCATTTGCCGCGACCGGATCAAAACGAACAATTCCCGCGACGTCGCAAATTGGCATTACAGCCGGGGCCGCTTCTTTGCCCGATGGGTTCCCTCCGCTGACCATGATTCCAGAAACCGCTGGTGGTGTTGGCCCATCTGGCATGGACATGAACGGTATTTTATATGAACTGTCCGCGATAACGCGATGGGCCAATGCTGGTGGCGGATATCCATATGATGCAGCATTTGCAGCAGATCCAAACGTAGGCGGCTACCCAAAAGGTGCAAGGGTGATGCGAACCGACGGGCAGGGATACTGGCTAAATACCGTGGACGACAACGCCACAGACCCTGAGTCGGGTGGGGCTGGGTGGGTTCCCGACTTCTCCTATGGAGCATCGTCTATCACAATGACTAGCACCAATTACACGCTGTCAGCTCTGGAGTATGGGAAACCGATCATCGTAGTAAGCGGTCTCCTCACGGCAAATTTAAATCTTATTTTCCCAAATGTGTTTGGTCAATGGGTCGTAATTGACAACACCACTGGCCCTTACTCGATAACCGCAAAGACAGCCGCCGGAACGGGAGTTCTGTTGAGTAAGGTTACCCCTGTAGTTTGCGACTCTGCTAACATAAAATCATTCAGCGTACCCATTATTACCAACGTCATGGATTATGGTGTGACCGGCAACGGGGTGACGGACGACACTGCGAATATTTTAATCGCCGATGCGGTTGGCGGTGATTTGGTTTTCCCAAAAGGCACCTACCTGATAACGGCTAACACTACATTCACAAGCCGGGTCGTGATGATGAATGGCGCTATCATCAAAACATCATCATCAAGTATCTGGATTAACTTTTCTGGCGGTTTTTCTTCTGGGCTAAATTACTGTCTAGATATTGATGGCCCAACAAAGTTTATAAGCATTGAGAAAATATACCCTCAATGGTTTGGCAATTGCGGTTTGACTTCGCAGGACTCCTCGATACCGCTTCAGCGCGCTTTTCGTGCTGCTCGGGATGGGATGGACGGAGTTTCAGCGACAACAGACGCCGCATTTGGTTGTGTTAATGTTCATTTCATCCGAGGGGATTACCGTTGCAATGATGTTGATGTTTATTGCCAAACAATTGTAACTGGCGAAGTTACTGGCGCAATCAATGGTAGTTACATTACGCAAATCGACCGGACAAAACCGGCGTTACGTGTACATGCAAAAAACTACACATTAGCGAATACCGTAAGCAACAACTCGAACGGCATCAATACATTCCACCGCGTTACATTCCGCGCAGAGCAGATTAGCGATGGCGACAAAAACGAATACGTTGTTCGGTTTTACTCGCCAACGGAAAGCACAGCATTGCTAGCAATCCCTGGGGATAGCGTTGGTGGGAACATTGGACATGTCGATACAATGTTTGAACGGTGCTGGTTCCAATTCACACCGAGTCATGCAATTGGTGTTGAGGATGGACGTCTTAGTTTTTGGCTGAAGCAATGCACCTTTGATGTAGTCCGCGGCGGCGTTCGGTTCTCTGGGACATCATACGGCAAGGTATTCGCGCAAGAATGCCAGATCTTTCAAGCTGTGCGCAGCTATATCCATGTTGACACAACAACCGTTGCGAACCCTGTTGATGTGATTCTTGATGGCGGTGAAATGGGCGGGGCTGGTAATTGTGGCAATTTAGATTCGACTTATAGAAACTCCATCTACTACAACCCGACGGGAAGTTCTGCTGGGCGCGTAATGATTTCAAATAAATATATCCGCAGCATCGCTCCGAGTGGGAATAAATTTGGAGGGCCAATTTATGTTAGAAATTCGGATATATTTTCAATATCTGACTGCTACTTAAACGACCTTGATACAACCGGGCTACAAAAGTTCATGTCTATTGAATCGGTGCAGGTATACATATCGGATGTGAAAATTAAGTCATTGTTGCTTGCCAGTTACACCAATAGCCGAGTAATTGCGTTTAGTAGTAATCCAGCGGTCATGCAAGTGGCTAACGTTTCGATTTACAACGCATCGGCTACGCCTATTGTTGATGGTATTCAGTCTGACGTCCCAATCACTGGGGCATCGTTTGACGTTAGATTCTCTGGGCCATTCACGTCTAAATATAATTCAAACATTGCGGCGAACGGGCAGCCAAACTCAATAACCGGCCTAACTGTTGTTAAATACGGAACAGCGGCACCAGTGACCGGGACATGGTCAGCCGGTGACCGCGTTATTAATTCGGCACCAACCGTAGGCCAGCCAAAAGCGTGGACATACACTGTCGCAGGGGCGTGGGTTAGTGAGGGGAATCTGTAATGGACGAGCGCAGAATCGACAATAAGCAGATAATCGATCGGTTAGATCAACTAGCGGAACAGGTTCATCAGTTGTCTGAACTCACAAAAAAGCTGGCCAATGGTTTCCCGGGGGATGACCCCGGGGGCCACCGCGTTTATCATGAGGCCGTGATCCGCAAGATCGAGGCGCGTGCAGAGTTCTGGCAGAAAATGACGTTCGATTTGGCCAAATATGGTATAATCGGGCTGGCCGGGTGGGCGTTCGTGGCATTGTGGCAGGCAGCGCTTAGATCAGGTAAACTATAACCCGGGGGTGGTGTATGAAACGATTGTTGGTAACAGCTGGGCACTCTGACACCGATCCGGGTGCATACAATCCGCGACTGAAGTTGGGTGAGGCGGCTCTAGCCGTTAAACTCCGTGATGCGGTGGCTAACCTCCTTCGCATGAAGGGGTTGGTGGTCTCGGAAGATGGGTTGGACGGTAAGAATCAACCTCTACCATTGGCCATTAAATTGGCTGAACAGGCGGATCTGGCTGTTGAGTTCCATTTCAATGCGGGCGGCCCCGACGCCGTAGGCATTGAGGCGTTCAGCCTGCCCAGCAAGCGTCCATTCAACCGGCCCAAGATCCCACCAACTTACAAAGGAGGTAATTAGCATGGGTATCACAAATAAGCCTGAGGTGGTATTCGGCCCATGGGTCGATGCCCACTCCGTTATTGAAGGGCACGGATCAGCTGCCCCGCTGCCCCCGCCCCCAGATGTAGTTGATAAATTGCGGTTTGTTAGAGATATGGGGACCCGGGTGATCCTCGACCAAGGCGAAGTGATAGACATCCTCGCACTAATTGAGGAGAAGCAGATATTGCCCGACCAAGTAAAAGATTTTGTGGGTGGCAACAACATCCACTTAAATGAATCAGGTCAGGAGCCGCTTCTTTTCTTTCCCGAAATTACGATGAAGTAGCGTTGTAGGCATCGACTTTATCGGCGCAATCATGCAACCGTTTCATCGTTTCAATGTCGTGCAGCAGTAACGCGCCCATGGTCCGATCCGTTAAATGGCTCGGGCGTTGGCACGGCGGTAACACCATCTTTGGTGTTACCGCTGACACCAGATTCGGCGGATTGGTGCAACACCCAGCCAGACTCAGTAATACGGCAATCTGTATAAACAGGCGATTTAAGATCATCTTTTAGTTTCCCTACAAGTGAGCCCCAATACTTCTCCCGGGCGATTGCCGCCGCTGCATAAACAGATAATGCGGCGGCGTTCTTTTCTGACTGGACGCGCAATAGTTCGGAAGCTGCCTTTTCACCCTCAGCCCACTTCACACGCCAAT